TTATTACCTGCTGAGTTTAGATATCCACAAGAATGGACTTCAAATATTTTCAATTACAGTAAATTTGCTCCTGACTTAATATTTAAAATAAAATATTTAATTGAAAATTACGATTCATACATTCCATTAATTAAAGAATGTCAAGTAAATCTATTTGAAAATTTTTACGATTCCGAACCAATTATCAAAGAAATATTTGGTAATTAAAATAAAATTTTATATATTAAAGTAAATAGAAAAGTTATGATATTAAAGCCAAATAATGACCCTAAGAAATTAGTGTATTTTCCTTCACTTAGTTCCGGAGCCTATGCATCGCCTTTAACAAAAAATATGGAAGTAGCCCCAGGGGTGCCATATAGGTTTTGGGATGATCGAACTCCGGAAAAATGGAGATATAAATATTTTCTAATGACTGCGGGTCATTTATATAAGAAAAGTGAAATTCGTAAAACATGGGAACTTGAAGATTCTTTAGTATTCGGTGACTCCGGTGGATTTCAAATTGCAACAGGCGCATTGAAATGGGACATGGCATTGCGTGATAGAATTTTTGAATGGTTAGAAAGCAATTCAGACATTGCGTGTAATATAGATATTCCACCGCGTGTAACTTATGAAGGAAGGTTTCAAGAGTCTTTAGATATTAGTTTAGATAATTTCAAATATTTTGAAAAGAAACAAACTGGTAAAACAAATTTCTTAAATGTAGTTCAAGGATCTAATCCTGTAGAATTTGCACATTGGTATAAAACAGTTAAGGATATGCAATTTGGTGGCTGGTGTATTGGATCTTCCAGACGTCTTGTAGACTTCATGTATATTCTAGCTTTAATGATTAAAGAAAAAGAATTTGATAAAGAATACAATACATGGGTTCACTTATTAGGTATATCAAAAGTATCTGACTTTTTTATTCTAGCTCAAATGCAGCGATTATTGAATATACGAACTAATAATAGAATAACTGTATCGACAGATAGTTCATCTCCAGGTCAATATCCTATCTTTGGTCAAATGGTATGGAGTCCGAATTGGAAAGATCAAGTATTTAATATGTTGTATTTTCCTAAAGATTCAAGTAACATTGTATATCCGACAACAGGTCATGTGCCTTCATTAATAGATCATCCAGGTGTAGAGTATTTGAAATGGGATACCGTTAAAAATTATTCCACTGAAGCAGTTACTAGATTAACATATCATAATTTATATATGTATATATACACTGCCGATCATGTAGAGAAATTAATTAATACTTGCCCATTAGAAGTTCTAGCAGAACTTATTCCTAACGATTTAATTCAAATATTAAAATCTATGGAAGAAATGTTTAACTCTCCAGATCCAATTGCAGTGTATGAAAGATATAGACAATTTTATGTTAAGTTTGGTGGAGAGAATGTAATGAATATTGCAAAAGAAGTTCATGAAGAATTTTTTAACTTTGACGGCTTTAATTCATATGTTGAACCAAAGGTAGTTAAGAAAAGAGAAAAGAAAGAAGTAGTGGATGAAACAAAAGAAACAGAAGAAGTTCCACAGCAGCGTATTGAAGATGCGTTAGGTGGGTGGGGTGAATTAGAAAATATATAATATAAACAAAAAAACAAGTATGGCAAAAGAAATCTATTTTAATTTAGAAAGTCGCAACGGATTAAAAGCCGGCGTCGACAAATTAGCAAATGCAGTAAAAGTAACTTTAGGACCTAAAGGTCGTAATGTAGTTATTGGTAAAAAATTCGGAGCTCCGATTATTACAAAAGACGGAGTGACAGTAGCTAAAGAAATTGAATTGACAAATCCATTGGAAAATATGGGAGCTCAATTAGTTAAAGAAGTAGCTTCTAAGACAGCAACTGAAGCTGGTGACGGAACAACTACAGCTACTGTATTAGCTCAAGCTATTATGACTGCTGGTCTTAAATCAATTGCAACAGGAGTTAATCCTATCGATCTTAAAAAAGGAATTGATAAAGCAGTTGATGTAGTAGTAAATAATTTACAATCAATATCTCAATTAGTTGGTGATAGCGATGAAAAAATTCAGCAGGTAGCTACTATATCTGCTAATAATGATCACAGCATAGGAGAATTAATTGCTCATGCAGTTAAGGTAGTAGGTAAAGATGGTGTTATTACCGTTGAAGAAGCTAAAGGTATGGAAACAGAATTAAAGACTGTTGAAGGTCTTCAATTTGACAGAGGTTATTTATCTCCTTATTTTGCAACCAATGCAGAAAAAATGGAAGCTGAATTGGAAAATCCAATTATTCTAATTTATGAAAAGAAAATTAGTTTAATGTCTGACTTACTTCCTATTTTAGAAAAAGCAGTTGCAACATCTAGACCACTTTTAATTATTGCAGAAGATGTTGATCAAGAAGCGTTAGCTACTTTAGTAGTTAATAGAGTAAGAGCTGGTTTAAGAGTATGTGCTGTTAAAGCTCCTGGTTTTGGAGATAAGCGAAAAGAAATGTTAAAAGACATTGCAATATTAACAGGAGGTACTGCATTATTTGAAGAAATGGGGCATAAATTAGAAGATGCTGAAATATCTCAATTAGGTGAAGCTGCTAAAGTTGTAGTAAGCAAAGACACTTGCACAATAATAGATGGAGCCGGAGAGAAAGACGCTATTGTAGCTAGAATAAAAGAAATTAAAGCTCAAATAGATTTAGCTAAATCAGATTTTGAAAAAGAAAAATTACAAGATCGTTTAGCTAAATTAACAGGCGGTGTTGCAATTCTTTATATTGGTGCTGCATCTGAAGTAGAAATGAAAGAAAAGAAAGATAGAGTAGATGATGCTTTACATGCTACGCGAGCTGCAATTGAAGAAGGTATTGTACCCGGTGGTGGTATTGCATTAATAAGATGTTTGCATTTATTAGAAACTCTTAAAGGTGATACTGAAGATGAGACTGTAGGTATTCAAATTATTAAAAGAGCTATTGAAGAACCTTTACGTCAAATTTGTATTAATGCAGGTACAGAAGGAGCTGTGGTAATTGAAGAAGTTCGTAAAGGATTATCTGACTTTGGATATGATGCACGAACAGGCGAGTATGTTAATATGATTGAATCTGGAATTATTGATCCAACCAAAGTAACTAGAATAGCTTTACAAAATGCGGCATCAGTAGCTTCAATGATTATGACAACGGAATGTGCAATTGTTCCAATTCCAGAAGATATTAAACAGCCTCAACAAAATCAAGAATATTAATTTGATTATTCAAAAGAATATCTTATATTAAATTAAATAAATAAAAAAAATACAAAATGGAAAAAAGTAAATTTATAGGCTTTGTTAATCGTTACTTCTTAGCAGGTAATACAGATTCAGCAAAGTTAGTAGTAGAAGATAAAAAATTGACTACGAAATTCATTAGCACAGATCAAAATGTAATTGGTGAAGTAACTCTTAACACATTCGATGCGCCAGATGCGGTATTAGGAGTGTATGCAACTTCTCAATTAGTTAAAATGCTTTCGGCGATAGATGAGAAAATGGATATCTCTTTTGGCGAAGTAGATAAAAAAATCTATTCAATGAACTTTAAAGATCAAGCTACTAACGTAACTTACATGTTAGCAGATTTATCAGTTATTCGTCAAGTTCCTAATTTAAAATCACTTCCTGACTTTGATGTTAAGATTGAATTGAATAAAGAATTTTCAAGTAACTTTAAAAAAGCGGCTAATGCATTGCCTGAGTCTGATAACTTCGGTGTTATGTGTGATGGTGAAGAAACTAAAATTATTATCAATCACTCGAGTGTGAACACCAATCGTATTGTTTTTAAGACAACTCCTAAAGAGTTCAAGCAAATGGATACTGTATGTTTCTCTGCTAAATTATTTAAAGAAATTTTAAATGCAAATTCAGACGCGACAGGAATGTTAGAAGTGTCTTCTAAAGGATTAGCTAAAGTAACTTTTGAAAATGCTGAATACACTTCAGCATATTATTTAGTTAAATTAACTATTTCATAAGCATGGCAAAAAAGAAAAAAGAAGTAACGATTGAAGATTGTGTGTTAGTTGCACGCAGTCTTCATTCTATGTTACACGAGTTTTACGCTGTGAAGTCAGAGTCAAGTATATACTCTAATATTATTACAGTAGAAGAATTAATTAGATCTTTAATTAAAAAATAATATGTTTGGAAATTCAGAACACACAATTTGGACAGAAAAATATCGTCCAGATGATTTAACTGGATACGTTGGTAATCAATCCATTGTAGATAAAGTTAAAATTTATATAGAAAGTGGAGATGTTCCACATTTATTATTTTATGGTACAGCAGGTACTGGTAAAACTACTTTAGCTAAATTAATAGCAAAGAATATAGATTGTGATTTGATGTATATTAATGCATCAGATGAAAACAATGTAGATACAGTTAGAGAGAAAATTAAAAGTTTTGCCAGCACTATTGGATTTCGTCAATGGAAGTTAATTATACTAGATGAAGCTGATTATTTAACTCCTAATGCACAAGCAGCGTTACGTAACTTAATGGAAACATTTTCAAAGACTACTAGATTTATTTTAACTTGTAACTATGTTGAAAAGATAATTGATCCTATACAATCTCGTTGTCAAGTGTTTGGTATTACACCTCCGTCAAAAAAAGACGTAGCGATTAGAATAAATACAATACTTCAAATAGAAAAAATAAAAGCAAAGCCAGAAGATTTAGTTTCGATTATTAATGCAGGATATCCTGACATAAGACGTATACTTAATTCGTGTCAAAGGCAAGTAATTAATGGAGAATTAACAATAGATAAGCAATCTTTAATTGAAGCTAATTATGCTGACAAAGTTATTGAATTGCTATCTGCTAAGTTAGATAAAAAACAATTATTTACTTCCATACGTCAATTAATAGCTGATTCTCAAGTTAAAGATTACACAGCTTTATATAGACATCTATATGACAATGTAGATACATTTGCAGTAGGTCATATAGCAGGAATTATTTTAATTATTGCTGAAGCTCAATATCAAGATTCTTTTGTAGTAGATAAAGAAATAAACATAATGGCAATGTTTGTAAAAATTATTAATGAATTAAATTAATGTTATGAAAAAAACTTTTAATGGTCAAGGACAGCAACCACAACAAGGTCCGAAAATTGACATCAATAAAACAACTGCAATTGTATGTGATAATACAGAATGCGAAAATGATATGTTTATGTCTGCTATGAAATTTAGAAAAGTATCTAAATTAATTGCTGGTACTCCTAACGATCAAATAGTACCTGTACAGATTTTTATATGCACAGCTTGTGGAAATGTAAATAAAGAATTTGATTTGAACATTGGATAAGACTAAAACTATATTTGACCATTTAGCAGGTATCACTTCTAGTAAAGTGCCATGGAACAAATTATCTGATTTAGATAAAAAATCATTTTCTGTTTATTTGATAAATAGATGGCTTTCTATGAATATGGACTTCATTGAAATAGTTAATGAATTTCAAAAATATACTATTGGTCAAATTACTCCGCAAGAGACGTATAAAATATATTATGATTTTTTGCCTAAACAAAAGCAATTCAATAAGTATATCAAAGGTAAAAAAGCAGAAAAATACAATCAAGAATTGGTTGAATTACTGTCAAAGCACTTCTTAATAAGTGAGAAAGAAGCCATGGAATATTTGGATATGTCTCAGAATATAAGTTTAACTCCGATTAAGGAAATAGTGAAAAAATACGGAAAATCAGATAAGGATGTTGAACGTTTATTTAAAATTGCAAAATGATCAAAGGAAATAATATGGCTATAATTTCTATTAGCGGAAAGATAGGAAGTGGCAAAGATACCATTGCAGATATTATTATGCAATATACTCCATATCATCGTTGGCAAGTAAAAAAGTTTGCAGGTAAGTTAAAAGACATTGCAGAAATTTTAACAGGAGTTCCAAAAATTAATTTTGAAGATCAAGAATTCAAACAGCAAGACATGGGCCCTGAATGGGGAATGACTTATCGAGATTTGCTTCAAAAATTAGGCACTGAAGCTATGAGAAATGGATTACATAAGAATGTATGGGTAAATGCTTTATTTGCTGATTATCAATTCAATATTGAAGAAG